GTATAGTACAAAAGCCAAGTATAAAGAAGATAGTTTCTTTGATGTTGGTGAAGCATTTTACAAAGCTTGTGGTATCCCAGGACCTGCAGAAGGACATATAAATGTATTTTTAGGTCATTCTGATACTGGAAAAACCACGGCTTTAGTAAAAGCGGCGGTGGACGCTCAAAAAAAGGGTAAGTTACCAGTTTTTATAATTACTGAACAAAAATGGGACTTTGAACACGCTAAATTAATGGGATTTGATTGTGACTTAAATGAGAATGGAGAATGGAGTGGAACCTTTTTATTTAATGATGGTTTTTCTTATATTGAACAAATCACAGATTATATAAATGAACTTATAGATGAACAACAAAAAGGTAATATCCCATATGATTTAGTTTTCTTTTGGGATTCAGTTGGTTCAGTACCCTGTAAAATGACTTTTGAGGGTAAAGGAGGTAAGATGCATAATGCAAGTACTTTAGCGGACAAAATAGGAATGGGAATAAACCAAAGAATTACAGGATCAAGAAAAGAAGATTCTAAATTTACCAACACTCTTATTATTGTTAACCAACCATGGGTTGAATTACCAGATAATCCATTTAGTCAACCAAGAATTAAAATGAAAGGAGGAGAAGCAATCTTCCTAAACTCAACACTAGTTTTCTTATTTGGAAATCAGAAGAATAGTGGAACATCAAAAATTAATGCAACCAAAAATGGGAGGAAAGTATCTTTTGCAACACGTACAAAAGTATCGATACTTAAAAATCATGTTAATGGTATTGGTTTTTCAGATGGAAGGGTAATTGTAACCCCACATAATTTCATAGGGGATGACGCCAATGAAATTAAAAAATACAAAGAATCACACTCAAGTTATTGGGTTGAACAATTTGAAAAAGCTGGAGAAAAAGTAGAAGACGACGGCTTTGAGTTAATAGAAGAAAATGTTTAACCTTTTAATTATGATGAGTTGAGACCAAGAAATAAACAAAAAAAATTCGAAACCCTAGTAGTTGATGGAGATGCTTTATTAAAAAGAGCTTTCTTCGGAGCTAAAAACGTTTTTAATGACAAAAAAGAACATATAGGGGGAATATTCCAATTTCTTAATATACTAAGACGAACATTATCTCAAAAACATTACAATAAAGTAGTAGTTTTTTGGGATGGTAGATATGGTAATAGAGCTCGTCGAAAAATCTATCCTAACTATAAAACTAAACGTAGAAAATCTTCTAGTTATGACGCAGAGTCGTTTCTTAAACAGAAACTAAGGGCTCAACAATATTTAGAAGAGTTATATGTAAGACAATACGTACAGGAAAATATGGAGGCAGACGATTTAATTGCACATTATTGTATAAAAAAGAATGGTAATGAAATAATTACTATCTATACCTCAGATAGGGATATTGTACAATTAGTTAATGAAAAAGTTAGAGTATATCTTTTAGATAAGAAAGAATTAATAAAAGAAGATTCAGTTCTAGTCACCAGAGAATTGGAGTATCTTCCTAAAAATGTATGTTTAATTAAAATGTTAATCGGAGATCCCTCAGATAATATTTTAGGAATTAAAGGATTATCACCTAAAAGATTAGGTGAGTTAGTACCAGAGTTAAAGACTAGAAAAGTTTCTCTAGAAGAAGTTAAATCACTAGAATATGAGGGAGACAACTGGAGAATAACCAAAGTACTTAATAACATCAAAACAGGAACCAGTAATGGAGGAGTTTTTGGTGACGAATTATATGAAATAAATAAAAAAATAATTAACTTAAAGGAGCCTTTTATGGATGAAGGGGCTAGGAAAAATGTAGAAGATTTAGTAAACTTGGAACTAGATCCATCTGGAAGAGATTACAAAAATGTAATTAAAATGATGATAGAGGATGGAATAGTAAATGTAATACCAGCGTCTTATGAAGATCAGTCTGAATTTTTAATACCTTTTATAACACTAAAAAAAAATGAAACAAAAAATGGAAAAAAAAGTAAGTAAATATAGCGATAAATTTGAGTTTATTTTAAGAATTAATGAAAACATAGTTTGCCAAAGATATTTTAACATAAGGGGGTATAACAATAATGCGAAAAATTCATTAGAACTTAGATGGGAATTAGACGACATTACACAAACAATACAAAGTTATTTGAAGGGACTTAGCGAAGATTTTCTTTGGGCTAATTACAATCCCTTCTCTAATAAAAACTCCGTAGTTAACGATAACCAAAAAGAGGGTGAAGACTACTTTACCTTTGAAATACGTGTAGACGGTAAGATAATAATAATCGAAAGATTCACAGCAATGGACTTCCCACCTAAAGTAAGGTACTCAGTTAATATAAAATCTTTGATACCGAGTATAATTTCAAAGATTCAAAGGTGTTTGAGTAAGAAAAGATACAACAGTGTGGAAAAACATTATGGATATTAAAACCAGTAAGATTAAGATAGAGAATATATTTATAGATAAATCAATTATAAAAGAATGACAGATAGAAATTTCGGATATTTAGGGGATAAATTCCAATTAAAATTACTTTCATTATTAATCGTAGATACCAAATTCGCAGATAATATTGTTGACGCAATAGAACCTACTTATTTTGACGACCAATATTGTAGATTATTAATGCAATTAATAAAGGAATATTATGGAAAGTATGAGGCAGTACCAACTTATGATGCGTTAGACCAACTCATTAGAATAGAGGTATCAAATGAAACGGCGAAAGATGTCTTAAAAGACACATTAAAAAAATTAAAAGAACAGGATTTTTCAGACGCCGATTTTACACAACAAACAGCGTTAAAATTTTGTAAACAACAGGAAATTAAAAAGGCGATAAGTAATTCTGAAAAAATTATGTCTAGTGGTAATTTTGAAGATTATGATAAAATTGAAGAATTATTTAGAAAGGCACTTAGTGTAGGAAATGATAAAGAAGATGGGATTGATGTCTTTAGTGCACTTGAAGAGGTTTTAGCAGATGATTTTAGACACCCAGTTGCCACAGGTATAAGTGGAATAGATAATATAACAGACGGGGGATTGTCTAAAGGAGAATTAGGAGTAGTTTTAGCACCTTTTGGTGTTGGTAAGTCAACAGTACTTACAAAGTTCGCAAATACCGCCTATAATCTTGGACATAATGTAGTACAAATAATTTTTGAAGATAACCCAAAGGTTATACAAAGAAAACATATATCATGTTGGACAGGAATTGAATTAAATCAGTTATCTGAAAGAAAAGAAGAAGTAAAAGAAAAATTACAAGGTTTCAAAACAGATAGAGGTAAACTTATAATTAAGAAGATGGCTTCAGATGGTACTACAGTTAATAAGATAAAACATTACATTAGAAAGTTGATAACTCGAGGAGTAAAACCTGATGTTTTATTATTAGATTATATTGATTGTGTTGTACCTAGTCGACAGTTTACTGATGAATATGCAGGTGAAGGGAATGTAATGAGGGAATTTGAGACCCTAGTTCATGAATTTGATATGGTAGGTTGGACAGCAGTACAAGGGAATAGAAGTTCAATAGGTGCGGATGTTGTAGAAGCA